AAACATGCGGTCGGTGAGTATCACTAAGTAATAGCAATTATTAATGAATACTATATCCCCTGGTGCTATAGCAGAATCATAAGCAACAGAGAGCACACCAAAGTATTGACGGATAAATTCTGTAGAGGAAGTTGGGAAAGTCTCCAAGTCCATAACCTCAATTATGGTGGTACCATCATACTTATAAATGGTAGTGGAGGAACCAAGTTCCTCCAGAACTGCTTTTATGTCATCACCAATACCAGCCATAAATTAACCTGAGTAGGTAATGTCTCTTCCGAGACTATCGTAAACAAATCCTGGATCAAGGTAATAAGCAAAATCATCCCAAGTCCCAGTCTCAAATAGTTCTGGAAAATCATCAGCAGCTTTCAAAAAATCAGAATCACTTTTCTCTATCAGTTGGATATAATTCTTGAAACGGTGTTCTAAATGTATTTGTTTGTATTGGAACTTATGAGCAGATTCAACCATTAAAATGTAAAGAATATGGCGGCGCATTCTCTCCACCATCCAATACGATTTAGTATTGTCTGTTACAGGATATCCAAATCGCAACTCCATTTCTGTTTGGGTTGCGGCTTGGATATACCCAGTATCAGATACCTTATCAAATGATGCTCCCAATAAATTTTTTGAAAAGTCTATCAGTTCATCTTGATCGGTAATCATAATAAACCTACTTTTTGACCCGCTTTAATGCCGGTTTTTTAGAAACAGGAATGTCCCCTTCAACAAGTTCGGGAACGATTTCGTCCTCTACTTCCGGAACATAGGTATCCTCCATCTCAACTACATCAATATACGGTTTTGCATATTCCACCGCATACTGAATTTCTTCGGGTAGTTCATTAAGGGTACCAGAGAAAACAGTCCCCTTAATGAACAATTTTCCATCATATCGTTTAAGTGTTGTGTTTAACACCACTCTTAGCATAGTCATTTGGATTGCACCGTTATGGATTAAAATACGTTCAGTTTAATGGAGCAGTCAGGATGGTACATAACAGGAAGGCACTTATCCTGTACACGCAGCCATATGCCTTCTGGATCCCACTCATCCTTGGTGTCGATGTTCATACCCCAAGAACGACCAAGTCCATATGGAGCCTCCAGAACTTCTGCAATATCATCACCGTCAGCAGAATTTTTGGAGAACAGAAGGAAAGCATTATCGGCAATAAACTTCTTCCGCATAACAACTTTATCCCGACCAGACTTGTAACTGTTTACAGGAGCAACACTAACAGTAATGGTACTGGTAGTCACATTCACAGCGGAAATAGTAAGGTCTTCCCAAGAACGATTGAGGGGAGTGTTTACAAGACGAGCAGTGCCACCAACAACAAAATCAGAAGCATCATCCACAACAAAGGTAGTAGAAGAGCCACCAGTAACATTACTCATCAACCAACCAGTAGTTTCATAAAGCTCATCATAAACGACAAGTTTACCAACACCAAGAAGTTCCCCAAGAACCATAGAGGGATTAGCAAACAGATTACCGTCGCCATAAGCAGATTTAGCAAGCAAATCTTGAATCTTGGTATCAGAAATAAGAAGTTTCAGAAGATTGCTATTCACCATAGCGTAATCTGGAGTAACCCCTGCATCATCAGCAAGAAGATTCTTGGCATCAAAAATATCCCCAATTGGATCACGAGTAGCCCCTGTTCCCCACACATCATTACCAGCAAGAGTGATGATATGGGATTCAGGAATACCATAGGATACAGAGGCTTTCGTATCTCCTTTGGTTACATAACTAAAAGTACCATCAATAATCATACGAGCAGCCATCCACTCACGGCGACGCTCAATACGATTACGGAGCTTCTTGACAGCTTTTGCAAGATGTCGCTCTGAGGACTGGTAAGTGGCAGCAGTACCAAGTTGGCGGAGATTGTTCAAAAATTCCTCATCAAAGTAAATCTTCTCTTTGAAGAATGCACACTTGGCAGAACCTTCCCCAACGCCATCAACTCCGATAGACGGAGAAACAGAGCCTGGAGCCACAAACGGAGTCATGCCAGAAGAACCGTACTCAACTTCCCATTTAATGGTGTCGGAATCGGCTTTCTGAGTAGAAAACAGAGAGGAAAAAAACAACTGGGGAGAACGCTGAAAAGCCATAATCAGCTTATTCAATGTGGCCAGTTGTAACTGTGGAATACCGGCAGAACCTTTCATACTTTTACCTCCAAATATTATTTAAGAATCGTGTGAATACCATCGGTTACTGCGCCCATCGCAGTGATAGCAGCAGCATCCATATCAATCAAAGAAGCGGTGTACACAATGGCATTTGAAATAACCACTGATGTCTGTGCGCCATCAGCACCAGCACCAAAACCAGTATCCACATCTTTATCAAGCAGGTACACGGCTTTAGAGAATGGAGTGGTTGTATTGGTTTTCACATAAGCATTGGTGAAACGAGCTACGGTAAAAGTAGCCACAGCAGTAGCAGTTGTGAAAGTAATTTTATCCATGTGTGAATGAGTAGTAACATCCACAGCAGTAATAGCACCACCATCATGCAACACAGGAGTACCAGCATTATCATTCACCAGAATGATAGACTGGCCAACAACAAATTTCTGTCCTTCTCCTTTGGCAACATAAATCTCAGTAGCAGCAAGAGCAATATCAGCTACAGAGAAAGCGTTACCAGCAACTTTTTCCTTATGTAAAGGAGTGGTTGTGGGAACGTAGGGAACAAGATCACCAGAAATAGGCTCCACAGCCATCATCTGACCAGCCTTCAAAACATCATAACCAGCTAAAATCTGCTTGCCTTTAATCAGTGCAATGTCACGGGCACTGTAAAACAGTCTTTTCTGTCCTGTGGTCTCCCCACCATGATTTACTTGAGGGGTGCTTCCCCCTAAACCAAAGTCACTCATTTTAATACCTCCAAATATTTATTAAGAAATAGAAATCAGACGGGCTACTATATCATCCACAGAGTCCTCTGTTGAATCGGCTTTCATATCGGTATTGGTACCAATACCGCCTACAGCACTTGCAGTATCCTCCCATGAGGAAATTTCCTCATCTACAGAAGCAGAGAAAGCGGCAACATTGAGTTTCCCATCAATCACAAAAGCCTCGTGGCTAATAAGAGCTTTCACTTTGCTGTGCAATCGAGCAGGAATTGAACTTGCAGCCAATTTATCAGACACAATAACAGACGAAGTTGTGGTAATTGCTTGCTCTTCCCGAATAGCATCCTGTTTCTTAAAAGCAGAAACAGTAGACATCAACTCGGTATTGGAAGCGGTAACCTCGTCCAAAGAAGATTTAAGAGCTACAATCTCTTCATCTTTGGTCTCTACGTCCTTTGCAGAACTGGCTTTGCCCTCATTATACACTGATTCATAAACTGCTGGGTAGTGCTCTTTGAGAGAAGCTACCGTACCATCATACTTGTCCATTAATGTACCTCCTTTTGTTTTCTCTTTGAGTAATCCTTCAAAAGAACCAATGCTGTCCGCCATTCCTGCATTAACAGCATCACTTCCAATAAGTATTCCTCCTCTTCCAAAATCCTTTTTTACTACAGCACTCGTTGTACCACGAAAATCAGCTACGGAGGAAATGAATACCTCGGCAAGAGCATCCAGTCCCTCCACTACTACAGCTTTTCCTTCTTCGGTGGTGTGATCCACTCTTTTCTTGGGAGAAGCCGTATTGACAATCTCTATATCCTTTGACTCTTTGTCCTCAGATGCAAAAGCAGCCACTACACCAATACTGCCAAGTCTGGCAGTAGCGTCTATGGTTATAGAGGAGCAGGCAGACAATAACCAATAACCAGCGGAAGCTGCTACTCCACCAGAATATCCGTAAATTGGTTTGATTGCGGAATACTGACGAATCATATTAGCCATCTCATTTATGCCAGTAATATGACCACCAGGAGAATCTACATTCAAGACAATAGACTCCACTTCATCATTCTCTACAGCAGCCGTGAGATCCGTGGCTAATGTAGAAATAGCAGTAGCACCAGAAATCTTTGTAAATAAAGTTGCTTTAGGAAATATG